ATCAACGTCTACAACATCGAAATCAATGCTGTAAGTGCAGATGGTGCGTGGAAAGTGACTACCGGTGCAGGTGTCGAAGTCATGGCCGTCGGCATCTTCAGCGCGTGATGGATAAGCCCGGTCTGTACGCGAACATCCTTGCCAAGCAGGAGCGCATCAAGGCGGGCAGTGGCGAGCGCATGCGCAAGCCGGGCTCACCGGGTGCGCCGACCGCTGGCGCGTTCCGCGAGTCGGCAAAAACCGCAAAGCCCGACAAGAAGAAATGATCGCTTGCGTCCTAAAGTCGGGCGGTGACTTCAAGCCAGCGCACGTTTACGCGTTGCAGGACATGTGCGCTCGTTTTCTTCCGGGCGAGGAGTTCATCTGCCTAACCGACTTAGATTTGGACTGCCCGACGCTGGCGCTCGACCACGACTGGCCGGGCTGGTGGTCAAAGATCGAGCTATTCCGGCTGCCGAGCGCGCTTTACATGGATCTAGACACCGTTCTGGTGGGCGATTGCACCGAGCTGCTCGAGGCCGCAAGACCGCACGACTTTGTGATCATGCGCGACGTCTACCGCGGCAAAGCGGATCCGCGCGCGATGCAATCCAGCCTGATGTGGTGGTCAAAACCGCACAAGTTCATTTACGACGCATTCAAGGCGGGCGACCGCTACTGCGAAGGGGGTGATCAGGTCTATCTAGAGTGGGCGCTGGCTGGCCGGCTGGTCAAATACTGGCAGGACATTACGCCCGGCATCAAGTCGTTCAAGGCCGACATACTGCCGAACGGCGTGCAGGCCGAGGATCGTCTAATCGCGTTTCACGGCAAGCCGAGGCCGTGGGAGCAGACTCGGGTGGCGTATGCGACTGCATGAGGGCTGGGCGGTTCCTGACGCTGACCAGTGCTGCATTCAGGCAGCGCTGGCCGAGGTGTGCGACTTGGGCGCTAGTCTGGATCTGTGCCGGGAGTTTAGGACTGCGATACAGGCCGGCGGCAACATGGGCGTCTATCCAATGGCGCTCGCGCAGAAGTTCCAGCGCGTCTACACCGTCGAGCCGGACTCAGCAAATTACGAGGCGCTGGCCATCAATACCGTCAACCAGCCGCGGGTGATCATCCGCAGGGCTGCCTTTGGGCAGGACCACGGCAAGGCGGCGATAGACCAGATATACCCGGACAACGCCGGCGCGCACCAGATCAAAGAGGGCGCTGAGTTTGACGTCCTGCCGATTGACAGCCTGGGCGTCACCGACTGCGACCTGTTGCAGCTCGATGTTGAGGGTTCGGAGCACTTGGCCATTTTGGGCGCCATCTCAACCATCGAGGCGAGCTGGCCGGTGATTACGCTGGAGCTCAAAGGGCTGGGCGAGCGATACGGATTTACAGACGAGGACACGATCAACCTACTGGCCGACATGGGTTACAAGATTGCCGACCGGGTTAACAGGGATGTGATATTCACAAAATGAGCGCAGCCTGGACACGAAAAGAAGGAAAAAACCCTGCCGGTGGACTAAACGCCGCAGGCCGAGCCAGTTACAAAGCCGAGACTGGCGGCACGCTCAAGGCGCCAGTCTCGGCAGGAGACAACCCGCGCCGCGCCAGTTTCCTCGCTCGCATGGGCGGTATGCCGGGACCGATGGAAAAGAACGGCGAGCCGACGCGCTTGGCGCTTGCGCTGCGGGCGTGGGGCGCGAGCAGCAAGGCAGATGCCAAGAGTAAAGCCGCAGCAATCAGCGAAAGAAACAAATAATGGCTGAACCCAATAGGCTTGCGGCGGCGCTGAGTTACGAGCAAGACCGTCCGGCGTTTGGCAACCCTAGCATGCTGGAGCAGGGACGCAAGATGCGCGAACGAAAGCAGGACGAGCAGGTAGACCGGTCTGCTCAAAATGTAAAAAGCGACCTGCTGGCCAGAGCTTTGATGTATCGCTATAACCCGGAAACGCTGACCGGGCTGACTGACACGCCGGGACCGCAAACGCTAGACGAAGCTGCTGGACTGGATCCGAGAGTAGACCGCAGCACGTTCCTGCCGTATTCCCAAAAAGAAGGAATGCACGTTCCTGCTGTTGTGGCCGATGTTATGAAACTGGCGACCGCATCGAATCCGCAATACTCCAACCTGATGCAGCCGGAAGAAGCGATGCCGCTGGCGACCAACATGATGGGCGGCGGGATTGCGACGTCTAGACTGGCTCCAGCGCCTGCGGGGTCGTTGGGGATGAATGTGTGGCATGGAACGCCACACCGTTTCCCGCCGACTGCAAAAAACCCGCTGGGCGAGTTTGATCCGACGAAGATCGGGACGGGCGAAGGGGCGCAGGCTTACGGGGTTGGGGCTGGTTATTTGGCAGAACATCCGGAAGTGGCGAGGGGGTATCAAAGAAAACTTGCCGATTCTCACAAACCAAATGTTGTTGATTCCAATTTGCAGAATTTGTATCAGAAAACCGGAGATTGGACTGCTGCTGTTGACGAACAAATGAAACGCATTTATGACACGCCTGCGGCTAAAGCGAAGATGCGTGAATCGTTGATTAAGCAGGGCGCTCCGACTAACGTAGAAGGTGGCGCGTTATATAAAGTTGATTTACCCGATGAACACATCGCCAAGATGCTGGACTGGGATAAGCCGCTGAGTCAGCAGCCGCAGTTAAAGCAGGCGCTCGACAAGTTCACTCAGGAATACGGGATTGTTAAGCCTTCCCCAGAGATGACAGGAAAACAGTATTACCAATCCATCGAAAACTATATCGGCGGATCGTCTGCCGAGGGCGTCAAACGCAATGTTTCGCAGGACGTTTCTGGATTGCTCAAGCAATACGGCATCCCCGGCATCCGTTACCTAGACCAAGTCTCACGCGGCGCAGGACAAGGTACAAGCAACTTCGTCGTGTTTGACCCCGCGCACATGAACATCATAGGACGAGAATAAATGGAACCAACCAGCACCGGCGTCGACAAGTGGCTGAACATCATCAGCCAATACGACAACGAATTTAAAAAGTGGGAAGCCCGCAGCGCGAAGATTGTCAAACGCTACCGCGACGACAACCGCAGCCAGCACACGAACGAAACCGCTAAATTCAACATCCTGTGGTCAAACGTGCAGACGCTAATCCCCGCGGTCTACGCCAAGCTGCCCAAAGCGGTGGCACAGCGTCGGTTTGGCGACAACGATCCGGTCGGCCGCGTGGCTGGCCAGCTGATCGAGCGCGCACTGGACTTTGAGATCGAGCACTATCCCGACTTCCGGTCGACTATGAAACACGCGGTTGAGGATCGGTTTCTTGGTGGTCGCGGGACTGCATGGGTGCGCTACGAGCCGCATGTCAGGCAGCTGGGCATTCCAGAGGACGGGTTGCAGGTTACGGAGGATGTCGAGAATGAGGCAGCCGAAGGCCAGACGCCCAAAGGCGCGCCGAAAACAGAAAGTCAGGACTACACGGCAGGCGAGGAGCCTCAAGAAGAAATCGAGTATGAGTGCGCCCCGACTGATTACGTTTACTGGAAGGATTTCGGCCACAGCGTTGCGCGCACCTGGGAGGAAGTAACCTGCGTCTGGCGCTGGGTTTACATGACCAGAGATGCGCTGACCGAGCGTTTTGGCGCCAAGATGGCTAAACAGATCCCGCTGGACTCAGGCGCCGAAACGCTGGCGACCTATGGACAGAGCACGAAAGAGCGCACGAGGGCGAAGATTTGCGAGCTGTGGGACAAGGAAACGGGCAAGGTTTACTGGCTGTCGAAGAATTGCCCGAAGATTATTGACGAGCGCGACGATCCGCTGGAGCTCGACCAGTTCTTCCCCTGCGCGCAACCCCTTTACAGCACCACCACCAGCGACAGCCTAATTCCTGTGCCGGATTTTGTGATCTACCAGGACCAGGCGAACGAGCTTGATATTCTGTCCGACAGAATTGACGGGCTGGTCAAAGCATTGCGGATCCGCGGTGTCTACGACGCCAGCCAGCCGGCGCTGCAACGGCTGCTGACCGAGGGCGACAACAATACGCTGATCCCGGTCGACAAATGGATGGCATTCTCAGAGAAGGGCGGGTTGAAAGGCAGCATCGACATCCTGCCGATCGACATGCTGGCCAGCGCATTGATTAACTGCTATCGCGCGCGCGAGGACATAAAAGGCCAGATTTACGAGATTACCGGCATCAGCGACATCATCCGAGGCCAGAGTGCAGCCAGCGAAACCGCGACCGCACAGCAGATTAAAGGCCAATATGCCGGGCTCCGGCTGCGCTCGATGCAGGAGGAGGTGGCGCTGTTTGCCAGCGAGCTGATCCGGCTAAAAGCGCAGGTTATCTGCACAAAATTCCAGCCGCAGACGATCCTGCTCTACGCCGCTGCCGGCCAGATGAGCCCTGAGGATCAGGCAATGATCCCGCAGGCCATTGAGCTCATGCAGGACAACCCGTTGCGAAACTTCCGCATCGAGGTCGATTCCGACAGCCTGGTGCAGCTCGACGAGCAACAAAACAAAAAGGACCGGGTCGAATTCATTACGGCGTTTGGCGGGCTGTTGCGCGAGGCGTTGCCGGTTGGCCAGTCCTCGCCGGAGCTCATCCCGATGCTGGTCGAGGTAATGAAGTTTGGCATCAGCGGATTCAAGCAGGCCAAACCGATAGAGGGCACGCTTGATTCTGCGCTCGACCAACTGAAAGAAAAACAGAAGCAAGCCGCGGCCAATCCCCAGCCTGCACCGCCGAATCCTGAAATGATGCAGATTCAGGCGACGCAGCAGCTGGAACAGGCCAAGATGCAAGCGACCGCGCAATCCGACCAGATGCGGGCGCAGGCCGACATGCAAGCAGCGCAGATGAAAGCACAGCTTGACAGCCAGATTGCCCAGGCGAAGATCGAGGGCGAGATGCAGCTGGCGCAGATGCAGGCGCAGATTGAAGACCAGACAATGCGCCACGGCATGGAAATGAAGGCGCAGGAGGTCAAATCCGTTGATGACTTCAACCGCTGGAAGTCAGAGCTTGAGGCGGCGACTAAAATCATGGTTGCGCGCATAGGTGCGAATCCCGGCGTTGATCTGCAAACCGCGGAAGCGGCGCAGGCGGCATCTGACCGGGTGGCGCAGGAGCTGGGCGCCGGGGTGTCTAATGCGCTCAACCAAGTGACCGTCCTGCACGCTGACATGGCCAACAAGCACGACGAATCGCTTCAACAGGTAAAGCAAGCGCTGTCTGCATTGATGGCGCCTAAACGCATTGTGCGCGGTCCTGATGGGCGCGCCGTTGGGGTTGAGATTGCACAGTGAACGGCGGCTGGGACACAGGCACCTGGGACGATGCGACATGGGACTATGTAAGCCAGATTGTCGAATTTGACACGCACGACGGCGACTATCTTAAAAAGAAGTTTGCAAAAGAGGTAGCCGACGCAGCCAGACGCAAGGCCGAGATTGTTTACGCATTTGAGCGAATAGTAGAAGGCAGGCCGGAGGCGGCGGCAGAGATTGCCAAGCCGTTTATGGAAAAGATGGCCAGCACTGAACCGGCAATAGATTACGACCGGATGTTGGCCGATTTAGACAGAGTGCAGCGGATATGGGATCTGCACCTTGAATTAGACGACGAGGACGTTTTAGCGTTGATATGAGAAAAACCTACATTCAGATCGACGGCCAGCTGGTCGAGAAGTCAGATTATTACGCAGATCCGGTGGCGCCGATCATCATGCCGGACATTCAGCCTTATCAAAGCATGGCCGATGGCAGCATGATTACCAGCCGCAGCCAGCACCGGGATCACCTGCGGCAGCACAACTGCATCGAGATCGGCAACGAAAAGATGGAAACCAAGCCGACGCAAGGAAAAGACACGCGCCGAGAGGTTTTGAGGGAGCAAGTGGCCAACATGACGCACGACCAGGCTAACCGCGTGATGGCCAAGCTGCGCGACGATATTCGTTTTACCCGTAGTTAAACCCCCACAGGGAGTAATAATGTCCGACCTAAATGAGATTGTGCCGGTAGAAAACTCCGATTCACGCCGTGAGATGCTTTCCCAGCAATTTGACGAAGTTGCAGAAGCGACGCCGGAGCCAGTAAAGGCCGAACCGGCAAAGGCTGAAAAGCCGCGGGATGAGGCTGGCAAGTATGCCAAACCTGCGCCACAAGTAAAGGCAGAGCCCACCGAGCCGGTGGAGGAGCCGCTGTGGAAACGGCCGCCGGCCAGCTGGAAAAAAGATTACCACGAGGACTGGAAAACCGCTCCAGCGCGCATTCAGGAGTATGCCTGGCAGCGTGAAAACGAGATGAAAGCCGGGGTTGAGCCGCTGATCTCAAAAGCCCAGTTTGCCGACCAGATGCAGGAGGTGCTTAACCCTTACATGACCACCATTCAGGGGCTGGGTATTGACGCGCCGGGCGCGGTCAAGGCTCTGATGGAGGCCGATCACGCGCTGCGCTACAGTAATCCGCAGGAAAAACGTCAATATTTTGCTAGACTTGCACAATCTTACGGAGTAAATTTATCCGACATGGGTGACCAGCCACAACTGGCGCCGACTGATCCGACCATTTACGCACTGCAAAACGAGCTAAATTCCGTTCGTGGCGAAGTACAGGGATGGAAGCAGGCACAGGAACAGCAGCAGAATCAGGCGCTTTTGGGTGAGATTAATAGTTTCAGCCAGAAGGCCGAGTATTTTGAAGAAGCGCGGCCGGTAATGATCCAGCTCCTACAGAGCGGTGTGGCCAGCGACTTAGACGACGCGTATCAGAAAGCACTACGCTTAGATCCGAACCTTTTTGAGAGTGTCCAAGCCAGCAAACAAGCTGAAGCGGACGCGGCAAAAAGAGCGGCAGCAAATAAAGCTGCCAAGTCGGCCCGAGCGGCAGCGGTGAGCGTGCGAGGATCCACACCCGGAACCGTTACGAATACCAAAGCGCAAGATCGTCGGGCTTTGCTTGCCGAGCAATTCGACAACATGAGCGACCGACTCTGATTATTTTTTTAAGGAGCTTTAATTATGGCTTTTGCCAATAGCTCGATCAGCGACATCATTGCGACCAATATTCAAAGTCGTAGCGGTGAGCTGGCCGACAACGTAACAAACAACAACGCGCTTCTGCGCCGGCTGAAAGAACGCGGAAACGTGAAAACGTTCTCTGGCGGTAACGTCATCCTTAATGTTGGGGTCACTCTGCATTAAAACGCAGATGTGAGAATTCTCTCTGATTGACTTGGAACTCCCGAAGGGGACAACAAGGCGGAAGCGAAAGCACCGTGA